CTTCTGCGATGCCCATGTACTGCTCGATGATGCGGGCGATGCCGGGGGCGTTCTCGAGGACGGAGTTCAGCTCTTCGCCGCGAAGGACGCCCATGCCCATGGCCTGCTTGAGCTGGAGCATGGCAGCAGCCTGGCCCTGTGCGTCTGCGCCGCCGATGACGAACTGCTTGTTGACCTGCTCGATGAAGGAGATGAGCTCGTCATTGCTGCTGAACGCGGCCTTGGCATTGGCACCCATACTGGCAACAGCGGAGGCTGTGTCAAAGTAGGCGGCGCGGGAACGCTGGGCCGATGCCATGATCTTGCGCTCCAGCTCTTCGATGGACCCGCCGTCATCAACCGTTACACCTACGCGGGCGTCTGTATTTGCCAGCTTGTCTGTAAGCTGGCTGTCGTCCACATCAAGCCCTACGTGTACGCTGGCATCGGCCAGCTGAGGCACTGGTTCCTGCTGGTCCACGATAAGATTCAGGCGCGCTTTGGTGCTTGCCAGTTCGTCCGAGAGGCCGACTACCTTTTTGATGGCAGCCAGACCGCCCACAGTGGCGACGAGGCTCTTGAATCTGCCCAGCAGAGTATCCGCCGCCGAAGAACCGCCCCGGATGGAGCTGTTCAGCTCGTTCTGGGCGTCGTCTGCATTCCGTATCTGCTCTTCGGTGCGGGTAAAGTCAGACATGACTCCGGAAAGCTCTGCCCGGGCCTGCCGGATGCTGGAAACATCAATGGCTCCGCTGGAAGCGGTATTCAGTGCTTCGAAGCTGTCCATCACGACGTTCATCGCCCGGTGCATGGTGCGCAGCGGGCCGGAGACGCCGTCATAAAGGGAAATCGCTGTCCGAATGGTCGCCAAACGGCGTCACCTCCTTTTGCGCTTTCGTTCGGCTTCCTTCTGCCGTTTCTTTTCTTCTTCTCCGCGTACTTCGCAGGAGGCGATGATAAAGGCTCTCTCTTTCCGGGACAGGGAGAGAAAGGCGGAGGGAATGAGGTGCAGTTCCTGAAGGCAATAGTGGGCGATGTTTGCCTCCTCATCGCCCTCGGTTATCAGTTTTTTGCGTCGTCCACCTCGTCCTGCAGGGGAACATCAAAGCCGCAGACCTCCTGCACCTTCTGCAGGTATTCGGCATACTCGCCGGAGGTGAGCATGGTCTTGAGCAGGTTTTCTGCGCCCATGACCTTGTAGCTGTCCTGCAGAGCTTTATCGTTCAGATTGGGGTACACGGTGCAGGCAACAGCCAGCTTGCCCAGATACAGGTTGTAATCCGTCTCCTGCTGGTACTGGTTGCGCCGGCCGGGGACCGGCACACGTTTGACACAGCTTTTACGCAGAGATTCATCTTCTGCGCCGGTGATGGCTTTGAGCTTCCACTGCAGGGGCTTGCGATTGCCCTTTTTGTCCGTTTCATCAGACAGGAAGCGTTTGGAGACCACAAAAGCGGCTTCCTCTTCGGGAGGAATGGCGTTTTCGGCCAGAAATGCACTCAAATCCATATCAAAAATCCTTTCTTGTTAAAAAATCACTGCATCCCGTCCAGCAGGGTGAAGTTTTCGGGGATCTCGAAGTCCTCGAAGGTGAAATCCATATCCTCGTCGATGTATTCGGCATCGGCATCGAATTTGGCCAGGATGCCGCCGTCCATATTGCAGTCTTTCAGGATGACCGTCTGACGACCCACCGAAGAAGTAGGGTCTTCGTTGGTACACTGGATGTCGAAATAGATGTCCTCGCCGGTGTCCTTGTAGCGCTTGAGCAGACGGCGGAAGATGGGCATATTGTAGTGGAAAGTGGCAGAGCCAGTGCCTTTCCAGCCGGTGGCTTTGTTGCCCTTTCCGGTCTTTCCCAGAATGGGGACCTCGGATTTGGTCTTTTCCACCTTGGCTTCCAGCTTGATGGCCTGCATGAGGTTGTAGCGGTTGCCCTCAATGGTGACGTAGCACTCGGCCAGAGAGGCCGAGACGGCGTCTTTGGCGTTCATGATGTTTGCCATAAAATGTCCCTCCTTTCTTTAGTTGACGTAGACCGTCATATACAGCTGCTCCATCGCGTTCACAGGAGTGACGTGGTCGGAGACGGCAACGGACTTTTTGCTCTCGCCCTTCTCCACGATGATTCCTTCGGGGTCGAAATCCTCCAGCGCGCGGATGGCCTGCACTGCCCCGGCGGCATCGTACTGTCCCCAGCCCTCGTTAAAGGGCACCCAGCAGCCCACGCAGGGGTGGCAGCGCAGCGCCTGTACCGTATCTTCCAGCTCCCGGCGGTATTCTTCCCGGCTGCTTTCGCTGCCCCGGCTCAGCAGCCCCCACAGCGCCGCCTTGTCCGGCAGACGGCGCATAAGCGGCTGCAAAACATTGGTCAGGTAGGTGACGAACCACAGGTTATACTTACTGCCGCCGTTGACCATATCCTGCCAGACCACAAGTCCCAGCTTGTCGCAGTGGTAGTACCAGCGCTGCGGCTCTATCTTTGCGTGCTTGCGCAGCAGGTTGTAGCCCAGCGCCTTTACCTCGCTCAGCTCCCGTTCCACCGCCGCATCCGAGGGCGGGGTGTACAGTCCCTCCGGCCAGTAGCCCTGATCCAGCAGGCCGTTGAGCAGGATAGGCTTGTCGTTCAGGTAAAAGCGCAGCACGCCCCGTGCGTCCGGTGCGCAGCTCCACTTGCGCAGGGCAAAGTAGCTGTGCACGGTGTCGAACTGCTCTTCCTCTCCCTGCGTAGTGCCCACGGTCAGGTCGTACAAAAAGGGCGTGTCCGGGCTCCATGGGAAGAAATACTCGTCCGCAATATGCAGCGTCACTTCACCGTCCTGGCCGGCCTCATCGCTGCCCCAGTCCTCGGCAATGGTCACACCCCCGGCGCGCACCACCGCCCACAGGTTCACCGCACCGCCGGGTGCAGAAGTATGGGCTTTCACGGTCACGGTGCGGGCATCGTAGTCCGGCGTAACGGTGAGAGACTGGATGTAATTTTCCGGCACGCGCTCCAGCCAGACCGTCTGCCAGATGCCGCTCTGGGCGGGATAGAACATCCCGCCGGGCTGCAAAGTCTGCTTGCCCCGCGCCTGTGTGCCGTGGCCGGTGGGGTCCTGCACCGCCACCCACAGGCTGTTGCGGCCGGTACCGTTGAGCTGCGCGGTGATATCCAGCGTAAAGGGCCAGTAGCCGCCCCGGTGGCCGCCCACCAGATGGCCGTTCACCTGCACAGCGCAGGCGTAGTCCACTGCGCCGAAATGCAGCAGCACCCTGCCGCCCGTCCCGGCGGGCGGCGCAAAGTACCGATGATAGTGCAGCCACTGCCCGGGCTGCAGCGTGCGCCCCACCCCGGAGGTGCGGCACTCCGGCGCGTAGGGCACTAAAATCTCGCCGTCCCAGCCCGCCGGGCGCTGTGCCGAGGCGTTGATGGCGTACTGCCACAGGCCGTTCAGGTTCTCGTAGCTGTCCCGGCGCATGGCCGGGCGGGGATATTCCGTCAGAGGGTGCATACACTCACCAGCCTTTTCTACTCGTTTGCTCCATTCTAGCACAGCCCAGGGCATTTGTATACCGTGGAGCGGACGATTTTGAATGGCCGCCGCGTGCGCTTTGGCCATCTTCAGCGGAAAATTATTTTTATATTTGCAATTCTGGAAAATCTGCGGATTTTCCAGAATTGCTTCTTCATGGGAGTAAAAAAGAGCCGCCGCACGGCGGCATGGCTGTGCGGCGACTTTGTGAGAAGGCGGGAAATTGTTTAGTTTTCGGCCAGATTACCGGTATAAAGCTGGTAATACTTGCCCTTTTTGGCGATCAGCTCGTCGTGGCTACCGCGCTCGATGATGCGGCCCTGTTCCAGCACCACGATGCAGTCTGCATTGCGGACGGTGGACAGGCGGTGGGCGATGACAAAGCTGGTGCGGCCGTACATCAGGCCGTCCATGCCGCGCTGCACCAGTGCCTCGGTGCGGGTATCGATGGAGGAGGTCGCCTCGTCCAGGATCAGCACCGGCGGGTCTGCCACGGCTGCACGGGCAATGGCAAGCAGCTGGCGCTGTCCCTGCGAGAGGTTGGCGCCATCGCCGGTCAGCATGGTGTTGTAGCCCTCCGGCAGGCGTTTGATAAAGCCATCTGCGTTGGCCAGACGGGCGGCGGCGATGCACTCTTCATCGGTGGCCTCCAGCCGGCCGTAGCGGATGTTCTCCATCACCGTGCCGGTAAACAGGTGGGTGTCCTGCAGCACGATGCCCAGCGAGCGGCGCAGGTCTGCCTTTTTGATCTTGTGGATGTTGATGCCGTCATAGCGGATCTTGCCATCCTGAATATCGTAGAAACGGTTGATCAGGTTGGTGATGGTGGTCTTGCCCGCACCGGTGGAGCCGACAAAGGCGATCTTCTGCCCCGGACGGCCGTACAGGTTGATGTCATGCAGCACCGTCTTTTCCGGCACATAGCCAAAGTCCACGTCCGTAAAGGTAATATCGCCCGCCAGCTTGTGGTAGGTGGTAGTGCCGTCGTGGTGGGGGTGCTTCCACGCCCACAGACCGGTGCGCTCGGCAGTTTCCACCAGCTGGTCGTTGCGGTCGTACTTGGCGTTTACCAGCGTCACATAGCCCTCGTCGGTCTCGCTGGGCTCGTCCATCATCTTGAAGATACGCTCGGCACCAGCCAGTGCCATAATGACGCTGTTGGCCTGCATGGACACCTGACTGATGGGCATATTGAAGCCCTTGTTCAGGCTGAGGAAGGCCACCACGGTACCAAGGGTCATGCCGCCAACGCCGCCAACGGCCATGGCTGCACCAACCAGCGCGCAGATGGCGTAGCTGATGTTGCCCAGCTGGGCGTTGACCGGCATCATAATGTTGGA